TCTACATTGTTTAGTTGCATTAGTAAATAATTTCTCTTTAACAAGTTACTACTTTTTTTTATATTTTCCAAGAGTTTTATTTTAGAATCTGAATTATTTACAAAATTTATTAAATCCATAGCCGTAAAATCTTCATCTTCTGTAATTTGTGGAATGTATTTTATCAAAGATTTTAAACCAGCTCCCATAACTCCATTGATATTATCTGATTTATCTCCATCCACAATTCTATATGTTAACATATTTCTTGATGGTAAACCAAACTCTTCCAATACTGCTTGTTTGTTATATAATTTTTTCTTTGTAGGACTCCATACCTTCACTCTATCATCAACTAATTGAATAAAATCTTTATCTGTTGACATCAATATACAATCACTTTCTGGCAGTAATTGTTGTGAGATATAAGCCATTGTATCGTCTGCTTCAATCCCATCAACTGAAACTAATGTTAGAGGTAATTGTTCTAAATACTCAACCAACCTACCCATTTGTTGTCTCATAGATTGTTGTTCATCTTGAGGAGCTGTTCCCCAATCCACATTACGATTCAATCTTCGTTTAACTTTACGAGTACCTTTGTATTCTGGATATATTTTCTGTCTTCTTTTACTTCCACCCTTTCCGTCAAACACAATAATACAACGAGATGGTTTCAATATATCACAACTATATCTAACTGATTTCATAAAACCAACCATACCACCAATATGTAATCCATCTTCATTTAACGCAGGATTAACTGCAAATGACCTGATAAATGTATTCAGGCCATCTACAATCAATACTCTGTCGTTAAGATGATTTACAGCTTTGTGTGTATCATCTTTTGTTTGGTCTAAAAAAGATAAATATTTTTCATTTAATTCTTTTTTAGAGTTCATCCAATACCTCATCGGTTTGTTCTACATCATCAATACCAAGTTCCTTAGAATCATATTTAATAATACAAGCATCACAGATTAATTTGTAACAATAATCTTTTAATTCTGAATTTTCTAACATTAGATTTTCAAAATCTTTAGATAAGAACTTGTATTCTTTAATTAATTCACCAGTTTCAAGGTCACAATGTTGTAATGTATACCAAGCACCACCTACTTTTAAAAGTTTGTGTTCTTTCATTACAGTTAACCAACTACCAAAGTCATCAATACCTTTATCAAAGTAAAGTGGAAACTCTACAGTCCTCATTGGAGGGCCGAGACGATTCTTAATCACTTGTCCTTTAATCTTAATACCTACAGTATTTTTATTAGTATCTTTGATTTGTCCAGCATTTTTGAATCTAACACGAGTTGATGAATGGAATGGAAGAGCCTTACCACCTGAAGTAGTCCAAGGATCTCCAAACATTACACCTAACTTTTGTCGTAATTGATTTGTGAAAATCAATGCAACTTTTTGTCGTGCTATCATTTGTGTTACTTTTCTCATAGCTTTTGATATGATGATTGCTTTGGCTGTTGCCCAACCATCTTTATCAAAGTCAGCATCCATTTCTTGTTTAGTAGAAGCAGCTGCTAATGAATCAACTAAGATTGTAACTAACTTATCTTTGTTTGATTCTCTGATTTTGGTAACAATTGTTTCAATAGTATCAAATATTTCTTCACAAGTTTCAAGATGTACATATAACATTTTACTTGTATCAATACCAATAGCCCTCAAGTATTCTTGAGATACTGCTGATTCTGTATCAATGTAAACTGCGATACCATCTTGTTTTTGTGTTGAAGCCAATAGATGAGAACCTATTAGAGATTTACCACTTCCTTCTAAACCATTTAATTCTGTGATTTTACCTACGGCAACACCACCATTTGGTTTATTAGCAATTGCTAAATCTAACATAGTTGAACCAGTTGAAATCCAACCCGTCACATCAGTAGGATTACCACCTTCTTCAAGAAAGTAAGCAACCTTTTGATGTTTGAATTGTTTATTCAGTTCATCGGCAATTATTCCAGCCAATTCGTCTTTTTCTGACATATTGTTCTCCTATTATGTAAAGAGTGAGAGAGTGATGCTATGAATACTTGTATTCATGTGAGAAGTTTCATATGTGAATTTCATCCCACTCATTACAATTTGTTGTTATTGATTAATTATTGAACAAGTTATCAAATGCATCTGACACATCAGTTTTAGCAGTTGTCGCAGTTTGTTCTGCAACCTTTTCAGTAGTGTTCGTTGGAGCACTTGTTTCTGCTTCATCTGATGGATTCAGAAAGTTTTGTAAAACTTCTTTCAACTCATCATAAGTTGGCTCATTGTAAAGTTTTGTCAAATCAGATTGATTATCAAAGATACTTTCTAATAACTTAGCATCTTCAGTAATCGGTGTCTGATTAGGTTTAACTCTTACAGTAGTTTTACCATATTGATTTCCAGCTTCAGCAGGTGTTTGTCTTTCGATACCAATATCTCTACCATTAGTAGCATCAGTAATGTCACCATAATCAGGGTCAGCAATTACACCAAGAAGTTCTTGATATACAGTTTTACCGAATCCCCAAAATTTAACACCTTCTGATTCTTTACCACGAACTACAACTGGTGCAAAAGTTCTCATTTTAGGTTCAAGTCTTTTACCTTGAATCCATTCGTCTTTATTACCTGTTGATTTTAGTTTGTCAGCAAATTCAGCTACTGGATCTGGTCTTCCAAATGAAAGAGGTGATAGGTAAGTTTTATTATTACCTAAGTTATAATGAAAGAATAACTCAATGAATGGGTTATCTTTATTATGTTTGTAAGGAACAACACGAACAACTTGTTTACCTGGTTCAGGTTTCCAAAAGTTATCTTTTGTATTTGAAGTTGATTGTAATGTTGCGAGTTTGGATTTTATTGCATCTATATCCATTTGTATTTCTCCTGTGTTTTATTATTTATCGTTTATTATTTATGGTTAACTCTTGTAACCATATAACCTATTTTTACTTCTTACCTATAATATATATCAAAATTGCAATATAAGTCAAGCTTTTTTTTATTTTTTTTCAAATTTTTTCCATTTACCTATTGGACACTCTGCAGTTGCATAATGACATTTAACATTCATAAAACAACCACACTCTGTACATCTACCATCTTTCTTATCTGTATCAGGATTAACCTCATCATATTTTAAAAGTGGACATTGTTTACAGATTTCCCATCTTTCTTCTGCTACCTCTTGAGGAACAATTACATGCTTTCCCCTCATAAAGGCTTTCAAACTCTTCCAATGAGTAACAGCTAAGTCTCGAATCTGTTGAGATATTGGTGGAAGTTTCTTTTCTTCCTTTAACATATCCTCCGATTCTTTTATCTTCTTTAACTCATCTTTGGTTGCTTCTCTATCAACCGTTACTTTTGGTTTAAATTTGAAACTCATTTTACTCCGAGATGATTCATCAATTTATCTAATTTTTGTTCAACAATAGATATTCTATCATTTGAATTTTGTTGTTGATTTTTTCTAGCTTCCCATTGTTTTTTAAATCCATCAACAACATCCTCTGTCGTTGTAAGATTAGGTAGATGATTATTTTCACCTCTCCACTTTTCATAAGCTTGTTTCCACTCATCTATAAGTTTTTCATCTTCCCAATCCTGTGGTAGAGGTGGGGGTGGTGATTTTGGTTTAGGTAATTCTGGTATTTCTTCACCATCAGCCCATTTTTTAATTGTTTCTTCATCTCTCCAACCACATATTGTATTTCCAGTTTCATAATCAACTAAAAGTGGTGTTCCACATCTTAAATCATATTTGTTTTCAATTTCTCTTTTTAAACCTTGATTATCTTCCTCACTTAAATCAAGTCTCAAAATATCATAACCATCACTATTTAATTTTTCTACTATTGAATCTATCTGTTTACAGAAAGCACAGCCTACTGAATGAAAATAATATAATGTTGATTCTTTTTTGGATTTTTTTTCCATAACCTATTTTACCACTGTTTTATTGAATTTTTTCTATTTTGAAAATTCTTGTGTTTATTTTGTTCAAACCATCCGAATTTGTTACCATTAACATATTCTTAAAGTTTTCCCAGGGTATCATAAATTTATTATCTAAGACACCATTGTTTAAATTCTTTATACATTCGTTTAATGCATTTATTGTATATAATGTATTTGAATGTTTTTTTCTATGTAGTGAAATCGTTCCCTCTACTTTATTGTAATCTATACCATTATTTGTATCTACATTATAAGTACAAATTAACTCATTCACATTGTTTTCATTTTGCAATACATATACTTTACTGAATATAATTTCATAAGCGTCAACTATTTTCTCAATTGTTTCATCAAGACTATCTTTTGTTGTGAATGTTGCTAGTAGTTGAGATTTCATTATTCTTCTTCAGACTGTTTTTTCAAAAAGTTAGTTTTCTGTGGTTCTGGCCATTCATTTACATCTGTTCCAAATTTTAAAGCGTTTGACATAAAATTAGTTTGTGCCATTTCGAATGTAGGTGAAGCACCTATTCCCCTCGACCTTGACTTTATCGTAAACAATGGTAATTCACTACCATCATCTAGTTTAATTTTAATCGTACCATCTTTCGCACCATCTTTGTAATCAATCTTTAATCTATCTCTTAAAGCTTTTTGTAATAATTTTTTATTTTCATCTGATTTTACATTTCTATAATCTTTAAGAGCATTTTCTACATCTGAACCAAATAAATTTAATAAAGTTCTTTCACTTAATTGAGAACCATCAGGTTCAATTCCATACACAGTCATAAATTTATCAAGATTCATATCAGTATCAGTTCCAAAAATTTGTTCAACATGTATACCTTTTAAAACCTCATCTTTTATAGCAGATTCTATTTGTTTACTATCTTGTATACCTTGTAAAAATCTCTGAGTTAATCTAATATCAGCATCTCTCATATCATTGTAAATAGAAGGGTCTTCATTCATCATTTCTTCGGTTGCTGATATTTTAGCTAGAATTTTGACATCATTTTTTGTCATCTTCTTATCTGATTTACCTTGTAACCTATCAAACAATCCATCATCCATTCTATTAATGTATGTTTCATAACTAGGGCCTAAAACTTTTCTAGCATATTCAGTATCAGTTTTTAATCTATTTACAACATCTGGATAAGCTTTAGATATTCTTAATTTATCCACTCCACTATTAATAGATTGTTTTAAATCTTCTTGAAAACTTTCAATACCAGCTTTCTTTTTAAATTCTTCAACTTCTGCTTCTGAAACTCCTCTTTCAATTAAATCATTAGATAGTTTATCAAACACTTGTTTATGTCCACCATTTCTTATAAACACTTTACCATCTTTTTTAAGTGATACCCCAACTCTAGTTCCATCTTTTGTTTTAACAAACATATCAGCTGATGTTCCATGATTTTCAACATCTATAGTTTTATGTCCACTCTTAGTATCCCAAACAATCTCATCAATATTATCAATACCAAATGTAGATTGAATGGATTTGGTAGCAGCTATAGAAGCGTTAACCCATTCTTTAGTTAAAAATGTGTCTTTATCATTTGCAATAGACATTAATGTTTCTGTTACCTGTTCATAAGATTTACCCTCTTTTAACATTCTTAATGCTTTATGAGTTGCAGCCTCACCAGCTCTTGAAACATGTGTTCCAGCACCTTTGTCAAAATCAGATGTTCCACTTTCTTTATCTTTTTGTTCTTGAGTCTTTGAATAGTTTAAAGCTGCATCGGTATCATTATGGTCTCTATCTCTAAAGTAATCTAAATCTTCTTCGTCACCATCCATTTGTGACATAAAATCATCCATATCCTCTTCATCATCACCATCCATTTGGTCTAACTGGTCACCAGTTTCTTTTTCTTTTTTAAATGGTGTATCAGGAATCTTTGTTTTTGATTTAATTTCTTTCTCATCACCACTACCACCTTTTGCAACTAATTTACCATCTACTGCCTGATGTGTAACTTCACCACCCTCTTTTCCATAGGCACCTTTTCCGTGATGAACTAATCCCATCTTTTTAGCTTTTTCTTTTTCCTTATCATCAAGTCCACCATCTTCATTGATTAAATTCTGAATAACTTCGTATATAACTTTGTTTGGTAAATTCAATTCTTCCATTGATTCACGAAGTTCTTGGATGTGGTGTGCGTTTTTTGGATTAGGCATTCCATCGTGAACACGATATGCCCATTCAATTAAAATCTCTTCTATGATTTCTGAAATATGTTTCATTTATAACCTCTTTGTAATGTCTTGCATTTCACCATAGTTTAAACCCATTTTGGATTTGGTGTAATGTTTATTTTCTTCTAAAATTGATTTTATTTCTCTCAAAGTTTCCACTCCATCTGTTTCTGAAAAATCGAATAGAAAACTATCATACCCATATAAAACCAATTTTGTCTTCTTCCCTAATAAATAGTCTTGAATTAATAAAATCTTCTTAATATTAGATTCAGTTTCTAAAGCCTGAATTAAATAGTTAAAAACTTTATTTCTATTTAAATCCTCGTAATTCTTAAATAATAGTTTCCGTCTATAAATATCAGTTGAAACACAATTATGAGTATTTATTTCGTTCCATTTCTTATTTATATAAGTATGAACTTTATCAAAAAATGGAACTTTTTCTCGTGTTTCTTTGTCAACTCCACCATATAATAATTTAAAAGTTCTTTGTTTTGATTCCTCATATGAACAACCGTAGTCTTGAGCTAAGTATTCATGAACTGATTGTATACCAAAAAAATGTCCAACTAAATCACCAATTAATCTCAAGTGATATGCATCAAAATCAAACTCCACAAGATAATCATTTTCAGCTACAAAAGCTTTTCTTTTTTCAGGTGGTAGAGCTGCAAAATTTACAGAACCAAATGAATTACTTGGACGACCTGTTGTTGTCCATAAATTATAGTTTGAATAGAGTTTTCCATCTGATATATGTTTCTTTACTCTTATGTCAAATATATCACATACATCATCTGAAACCTTGATTCCATTCTTTTCAATTGAGGTAAATGCCTTAATAACATCATTCATATATTCATCATTTTCACCTGTATATGCTCTAGCCATCTTCTCATATACTTCACTACAATACTCATTATGTTTCGATAATGGTATGATTTCGTTAAGTTTTTTAACATTGTAGAACTTACTACTCAGGAAATCTATTGCATTATTACGAATATTATTGTCAAATGGTTTACCTGTTTCATTCCACCAAATGAAGTTTTTATCTGAAACATCTTTAAATTCATAAAAATGATTTAATAATTTTTTATCAGGTGTTTGAATAAATTCTTCATTCAACCACTTATAATCTTCCATAAATTTATCTGAATCAGGATGTTTTTGAATTATAAAGAAGTTATCATCACCCTCTGGTTGACACCATAAGGCTGATAATCCATTGTTTTTATGTAATGGATGTAGGTTTGGATCTTTAAATATAGGTATAACACAATACATCGTATCTCAATATATAACATTTTTAGGAATAAAACAAGCTTTTTTTTAATCTTTTATGTAACCAATATATTTGGTAAAAAAATTAAAAGTTTTTTGATAATATGAATTACTTTTATCTAATATTCCTATCTTATCACCATAAGCCATTAGTGTATATCTCCCATTAGGTTTTAATCTAAAATCAGGTGGCCATACTTTATAATAATCTCCATCCCAATGATATGCTAAATCTACTGAACCTCCTAGAGCTCCATATTTACTATAAAAAGTACTGTCATCACCATTATCATTTTGTGTTCGTATAGCAGTATTCGCAGAATCTTTATCTTTAAACTTTGCATTAAAATTTCCCTCGTGATTTTGAATAACACCTTTAGAATCTTTAAGGTCACCTTTTAATTCAGAAGCCATTTTAAATTCTATAGCATAATCAAATGCCCAACTTTCATCATATTTAACTTGAATATCAGTCATATATTGAGCTAAATCTGCAATTTTTACTTGGTTACCATAAGTCCACACCCCATCATCAGCCTCTATCTCATCTTCATAACCAACATTTGTTAAAGCCGATGGTGATAATCTAATTTTATCTGGTTGATTGCTAGGAGTTACAACAGTTGTTGCTTTTGGTAACAATCTAAATTGAGTATCCAATGCAGTATACCAACCACCTGGACCAATTTCATGTGTTACTTTTATCACCTGTAAATAAGTTGACTCTTGATACCTCTTAGGTAAATAATCTACTTTAAAAGTATCACCCACTTGAATTGAAGCTATACCTAAAATTGTTAAATTTAAAGTATAAGGTAACAAGTTTGGTATTTCTGGTTGAACAGTTGAGTTTATTGTATATTTATAATATTCTTTAAAGGTTTTAGCTACTTTAAATCCAGCAGCTTCAAGATTTGTGTCACTAATTTTTATAATTTCATTAGCTGATAGTTTTGGTTGTTTATCTGAATCTCCAGTTACAGATTTTTTATTTGTCAAACCACCTTCAATTACCTCATTTTTACTTGTATTGGGATTATATACCGTATCTGCTATTAACTCAGGCTGTTCCACAGTTGATATTTTATAAACATTAGTATCAAATAAATTATCAACGGATGTAAAAACATTGAAAACTTCAGAATCCACTTTAGGTTCATCTAATAATTGTTTAACTCTATGATTGCCCATATCAGGTTCATATATGATTTTTAATAAATCTTTATCGAGAGTTCCAGCAGCAATAGCTTGTTGAACATCAGAATTTGTTGAAAATACCGTATCACCAACACCCATTCCTTGTATTGCATACATATTACCAATATTACCTGATGGTAATTTAAATCCTAAATTATAATCTTTAATCATTGAATTAGGAGATTGAACTTGAAATGTAAAAAGTTCATCTTCATTTAAACCTTTGTTTTCAGATGTAATTGTATAATTGGCATCTATTATTTCTATTTCAGCATCTGTTTCACCTTGTTTCATTCTCCAATCAAATAAACCATCACCTTCTTTATTTAATTCTTTTAAAATTTCTTGTATCACTTTTTTAACATCTGAATTAGATTCAAAGGCTTTTACAATCATATCTACATTAATAAAAATTTCTCTGATTGGTATCCTATTAATTTTTTTGTCATCTTCTGTTGTTAATTCTATTTTAACCCCATCTTCATCTAATACTTCAGGTGATTTTCCTTTTTGATATGAGTAAGAACCACCACCTTTGACTGTATTACCTTCCGTATCGAGTTCCGCAGGTTCGTCACCATACCACCACTCTGGATACATAAAACTAGGCACATCTTCAGGTATTTGCATTAATACATGTTGTTTTTCTCTGTTTTTTATTGTCCATCGTGTGAAAGCATTTGATGAGTTCATTTTAACTTGTAGATTTTTACCATTGACTATATCATCATTATCTTTTCCAAAACCAAATTGTGAATTTATTATTAAATCTTCAAATAAACCCCAAGCAATATAACTATTGTCCGCATTTAAGTTTTCTACAAAAACACCTGTTCTAATTGAGTTTCCTTCAGGTCCAGTTTTACCTGATAATTGTTGTTGTGCTAATAATAATAAATTTTTGTTGTAAATTTCTACAGTATCTGATGTTGAGTTAGCGTTTGGTGTTGACATTAATTGTTTTAAATCATTATCCGAATCTCCACCGTCTTCACCTTGTGAAACAACAGCCCTTAAACCTAAATACAAAATACCTCTTGTTAATATATTTTTAACTCTCATTCCAATATCATCATCAGTTGTGAAACTAAGTAGTGCACTATTTTTTGATGTTAAGGTAACTGAACAATCCACACCACCATCTTCTCTTACAGTAGCACTATAATCGATAACAATACCTTGTAGTACTTCAACATCACCTTGATTTTTTGTTATGAATCCTATTTTTTCATCATACAAATATTTCTGTAAACCACCATTGTCTTTTTCAGCGAAAGTAATTAAATCTTCAGGTCTGTATAAATTAGGTATATCCGAAAATCCAAAATCTACAAAAATTTGTGCACCTGGTGCTAAAAAGTATTTTGAAAATATGTTATCAAAATCATAGAAGTTGTGAACTACAAAATTAACAGTAGTTTTTTTGATTAATCCCATACCACCTTCTGTTTCAGATGTTATGGATGTGATACCTGATTGTGGTTTCATTAATGGATTTTTTTCGGATTCGTTTGGAAACAATGCTTCAAAAGGACTTACAGATTCATTCGGTTTAGCCTCTCCATAGTTTTCTAAATAATTATGATTACCAATTTCATAGGTTTTACGAACATAATCCATTTGGTCTCTTGTTCCACCTCTAACAATGTATTCTTTTGGACTTCCATCTGGATTTTTTACTTCTGTAATTGAAGTTTTGTTTGTAACTGTACCAAACTCATCTGCTTTTTCTTTTTTCAATCTTGCAAGAGTTTCAGGACTTGGATCTTTAACATCAGCAGCTGGTATTGTTTCAAGAATTTCTATATCAGCGGATTCAATTATTTTAACTGATGTCCACATTCTTACGAATGGTAATTTATTAGCATAATCAAAATTAGATACTACTATATTTCTACCCTCTAAAGATTCACCTGGTTCTAAATTATCAGTTACTCCTTGTCTAGCTTCTAATTTATCTCTGACGATACCCTTTAAAGGTGTTCCAAAAATTCGTTTATTGATTGACATTTTTAACTACCCTCAGCGTCTACTGTTGTGGCTGGTATTCTCAATGATGTTCCTGCTGGTATGTTGTTTGTACTTAAATTATTAACTTTAGCTATGAACCACCATAATGATGAATCACCATAAAACCTATTTGCCAAATTATCACATCTATCACCTTCAACTGCAATAAAATAACTATCTGTATTTTTTTCTTCTACTTTTTTGTAAATAGTTGTTTCATAGTATTTTTTATTACTCTTTTTACTTTTATCTGTAGATTTATATCTTGACATTTTTAATCTCCGATATACCCATAAAATTGTGTTTCAAGATTTGGTACTGTAGAATGTATAACTTGATAACCAATGGTTGCTGTTACAAATTTTGGAACTCTTTTTCCAACTTCTGTTTCATATGGTGAAGCTTGGTCTACTGAATAAGATAATGATTTTACATATCCTTGAAGTTCAGAATTAGTTTTTCCAAACATATCACCTATTCTTAATTTTGTCAAAGGTGCTTTCATTCTATTACCATAACCAACATTTGTTACCACATTTGATGTAGTAGTTCCATCATCAACTTCTGTTGTAACCTCATCTTTAAAATATTCAGGATAACAAAGTGATGTTAATTTATTCATTTTTTCGTATATTTTACCCAATTCATCTTTTGTTTGTGCAAATAATTTAAGAGTAAAATTAATTTCTCTCTCCGACATACTATAAGTATAAACAGGTTCACTTCTTCCAATATATTGTGTTGAATTATAACTTGGTGAAATGTTTTCTGATAATCCTTCTATGAATGCTCTAAAAAATATATATGCACCATCTCTCATATCTTTAAAGTAAAATGGCATTCCGTTTTCTTCACCCTCAATTGTTCCATCTTTCGTTGAGTTGGGGTGAGCATCTTCTATTTTTTCTTTATATTGTATTCTACCTAATCTTGATGAAACCTCCGAATTACTAACACCAAAATCTAATAAGGTATGTTTATCACCCTTACCACTATAGGTACTTTTAGCATCTGTTGGAACACCACTTAAACCTTTTATTGATTCAACTAATTTATTACCAAAATCTGAAAGATTTGTATTATTTCCACTTTCATTAGATCCATCTGTAAAAGTATCGTTTATTTTGTATGAAGTTGAATTACCAGGATATTCATCACTTCCAAACCATGAACTTAAACCTGGCTCTGTTTTATCAAATAAACTAACAGGAACTCCACCAGCTCTAAATCCTGATTGAATTAATGAAGAAATAGGATTATATGTTTGTTTAAACCTTTGTCTTGATTGTTGTAATTTACCATCTTTACTAATAAATACTGACTTAGAATTAGACCCTAAAAAGTTTTGCTTCGCAATAAAAGCTACACCTGCGGGAGATGTTAAAAATTTAGTAAGTCTTAGTGCATCCGTAACAGACCGAGCTATTGGTAAATCTCTACCACCAAAATTATTTAATCTACCATTTAATCCCCTATCACCACTAGAAGCTATTTTACTAACAATATATGGCTCTTTACCCGTATCTTGTAAAAATTGTGAAACATTACCACCTAATCCTAAATTAGAAATTAATTTACCAACACCACTAATTACAGATGTTCTAAAATTGGTATCACCTCTAATATTTAAATTATCACGATTTACATTTGGATAACTTATTGGTACTAATCCTTTATGAGATGGATTATCTAAAGGTGAATGATTTGAATCATATAATGATTCCCAACTCATTCCTTCAAGTGGTGGTTGTCCTATTAATTCATTTAATGGAGTTGTAGTGAATTGTGTTAACTTTGTATCATTTACATTAGTTATTACATTTGATGAAAATGATTCAATGTTATTAATTAAATCTTCTTGAAATACACTTTTTAAATTTTCTAAACCCATTTCAATCTCCTATGCCATTCCTTCAACAGCATCACCTGTTGCAGCACCCATAGCTCTAGCTAATGCTGGTTTTGGACCTGATAAAGCACCTTCCAATACTGCAGCTACTCTTTCAAGTTTTTGAGTTGTTTCAGATTGTAATGCTTCTAATCTTGAAGTATCTACTCGTCCTCCACCTCCAGTTCCACCACCAATAGCTCCTGCCAAACCTGGCGCAGCCATTAAATCATCATTTTTACTTAATTCAAATAAACCACCCTCTTTTGGTGACACCATTGTTTTACCTTTAGCTGGACTAATTATATCACCCGCAGGAGCAGCTGAAAGAGCTCCAATCATTGAAGCAACAGCTGCAGTAGCCAAACCAACTAATACAGGTGTTCCAAATCCAAGAGTAGTCGCAGAACCAGCTGCAGCAGCAGAAAAGAATCCTGCTATTGCATTATATATGTTTGCAGCGGCTGCTAACATAGCTTTTCCTTTTATTGCGACGAATAATCCAAGTAAAGCTGGACCCATTCCAATAGTACTATCAATTACCTCAACTAAACCACCGAATGTACCAACTATAAAATCTAATGTTGGGCCTAATGTTTCAGCTAATGTAACACCTATTGATTGTAAGTTATTAATTAAAGACGCTGTAGCGGTTAAAACTTCTTCTGGTATTGGTTTAATTTCTGTCTTAGATAATGCACCTTGAAGTGTTAATGCTTCTTTTTCTTTATTTACAATTTTTGCTAATTCACCAACCTCTACACCAGCAGCGTCTGCTAGGGCTTTTCTTTGTATAGCATTCAGTCTATTAAATTCTTCAGCACTTCCGAGTTGTTCAACAACTGCAGCTGTAGCTCCCTCTATATCATTTGCCAATGCTAACTCTCTTGCTTTTTGGAAGTTTAATTTTCTACCAATTAATACTGACGCTTCATTCTCTGCATTTAAAGATGATTGAAAGTCTAATAATCCACTTGTAATTTTTTCAACTGATTGTAAATTTATTCCTAATTTTCTAGCTTGAACTGCAGCTCTTAAAATATTCTCACCACCTTTATCTGCAAATTGTGCAAAGAACTCCGATGATTGTGCAACATCAGCTAATACTTTATCTGGTGCAACATTGTTAGCATTTGCCAATGAAGTAGTTGAAGCTAATAAATTAGCTGCTTGGTCACCAGTGAGATTTTGAGTCTGTGTGAATAAACCAATTAACTTAGTAGTATCTGTTAAACTAGCACCTGTTGATACTGCTAATCTTGATACATTTTCTGATAACTTAGTAGATTCGGAGACACCAAGTCCAAATTCATTAGCTAAATTTGATGTTGCTACTTGTGCTTCTTCAGCACTCAACCCTAATGATGTAAATTGTGCATTTGCCCCAGCCAACTCATCTCTAAATTCCGTAACACCAATAACACCAAATTGGTCACCAATCGCTTGTTGAGTAGCGTTGAATGTTAATAGTGCGGCTGTAGCTATGGTTATTGGATTAGTTAAAAATGAACCTATGGAAGCACCAATTCCACCGAAAGCAGAATCTACTTCACTTAATCCTTTTTTAAATGAATCTTGTATTTCAAGTGATTCTATCTGTACATCTAATGCAGCTTTATCTGTTTGAAGTGATTTTATTTTAGCAGCACTAAACCCCTTTTGAAATTTACCAGCTTTAGTTCTCGATTTAGATAATGTTTCTTCAATTTCTGATTGTTTACTTTTTAGATTACTTATTCTCTGATCTAAACTTAAATTTTTATTATTATTTTGAACTAATGTAGCTAAGACAGTTGCTCTATCTTTCATATCATCAGTAATGTTTTTTGATGAGTCTTTTTGAGCTTGTAAAAGAGTTGCGTATTGTTGAGTTAAATTATTTTGTTCACGCAATCCTTCATTGATTTGTGCCTGTAAATCTTTTTTATCTCTTATTTCTTCGTTGGCCATTTAACTAAACACCCTTAATAAAATCTTTTAATTTGAATTTATTGAGTTTAATTTTTTTCTTTGAACCATAGTCTTTCATTTCGTCATTCATCATTTTTTCTAAAGTTTCTACTTTTTTGTTTAAACTTTGAATGTCTTTTTTAATTTTACTATTTTTTTTGAGTTGGGGGAAGACTTTAAATATTTGTAGAAGATTATCAAAGAATCCCTCTTTAATAATAGTATTGTTTTTCATATATGATTTTTTCTTTGACACATTACTCTCCTATTTAGGTGTATCTATTCATATATAAATATCAAATATGTAGAAAATTACCTTTTAAATCTTGGGTTGGTTTTAGATTTTGATTTTTGTTGAGCCTTTTTCATCTCATCATTTTCTTTTTTACGAGTTTCTGATAATTGTTTGTAATAGAAATTTCTTAAATATATAGGCATATCATATACATCGGAATGTGTGAAACCTTTTCCATAATACATTAATTGAAATATTTGTTCGTGAATCTTAGGTTTGTCTTTAGGATTCAGGCCAAAAAAACCCAACTGTCATTGGTATATTTACCTTGACAGTTTCACCTCCAATTTCTATTTCCTGTGATAACTCAATATCTGGTGAATTTTTTTTGATTTGTTCTCGTAAAAACATTGAATCTCTTGATAACATATTTTGAGATATATCATTAATTACTGATTGTGAATTATCACCATCAACTTCTTTAATAATATATCTTAATCTTGTAGTTAATTCAGGAGATACAGAACCTAATTTCTTAGAAGCTTTTAAATCAGTTTCAATTAATCTTTCTTCCTTACCTGTAAGTAAACTAAATTTAATTTTCTTTTTAGATATTGGAAGTGTTATTTCAAATAAATTTTCTGAAATACCTTTTGGTAATTTTTTAAATGGACAATCCGCTAAATTAAATGTATGATTTATTGTTTCACCATTATTTGGATTTGTAACTTGACATTCATACTCAGGCCCATAAGCTAATATTCTAGCTGCAACCATTACAGCATTTTTATCACCCAATATCATATCATCTGTTTTCACACCATCTGTTAATATTAATGAATCCAATAATCTATCAATCACAACACCTTTTTTAATAAGATTCTGTGATGTTAATATATCTTCTTCTTTTGCAGTCATATACTTGACTTCCACTTTACCCTCTTTTAAAGGATGCCCTTCTGGATATAATTTACCCTCACTTGGTAAATCAATTATTTCACTTGGAAATTTATTATCTGCCATTATAACCTCCGATTATTTTGATTCGGAAACAGACGCTTGTCTATAACCTGTAACTAATTTTTTTATTTCACCAATGGCTTTTCTAGCTCTACCACCAGCTGCTTTCGTACCTTTTTCTGAAAATACTGAATGATTTTCTTCAAATTGTTCGAATAATTCTTTTATATCATTATATAATTTATCTGTTGACATTTTTGTCTCCTATAACTTTGGTTAAACTTCTATTGCTCGTCTAAACCAACCTAACCAAAATTTCTCTTGATTTGGTTTGTCTATAACTATGTTAGCAAATCGTAACACACGATATGCTCTTACTCTATCTAATGAGATGTTTTGTATTGCTTTTAGAGTAGCTGGCCCCATTCCACCATCTACATCAATTTTGTTTCTATTTTTAGAATTAGCAGCCTGTTGTAATACTTTAACAGCTCCACTTCTACCAAAATTAACACACATATCAAAATAGATATGTTTTAATTGTGAAGGAACTTCATCACACTTACCTCGTCTCCAATAGTCTGTATGATATATTTTTTTAGCTTGTTCTTTGGTAAGATTTTTAATATCCACATTAGGATACCATCTTTTAGCGATTCCATACTTGGTTTCACCACCAGCATCATCTGGGTCATTTACATAACCACCTTCGTGGTCTAAAACTATTTCTATTATTTCATCAAATGTTGTTTTCATATAAACATCCTCATTTCATATATAAATATATATTAAATAAAAAAACCCTCAATATTTCTTCTGTATTGGGGGTTTTTCTCATATTTTAGTTAAGTATTTTATTAGAATTTAAGTATTGCGTAATCATATCGTAATGTTAGTGCAATTTCTACAGGATCTGATGAATCAAATGCCATATCACCAAAATTAGCTGATTGTATCCAAGCTCCTTTTAATTCCCATTCTTCAACAGTCGCTCCAACTGGGTCTAAAACATTAAATGTTATGTTTTTCTTATAAAAATCAGAATATCCATCTCTACCAGTTACTGATTCGTGGTGTAATCTTACCCATTCAATTACTTGTTGGGAAGCACTTGGTACGATTGGGTCGTATAAAGTAATTTCTAAAGGTTGCCATCTTGTTTTACCTTTAACATATCTTGTAACATTCATATGTTCTAATATTACTTCATCTGAATCAACTTGAGGTCGATTTGCAGTTTTAATTAAATATGCATTGATACCATCTATTTGCATAATAAATCTATTTTTGAGCTTTGGCTCAAAAGGGGTAAACATTATATCTTGTGGTTCTAATAATTCAGCCATTGAATTTCTCCTATTAAAAAATACTTAAACCTTTACTTTCATATATAAATATCAATAAATATAAAAAAAAGGGATTTATTTAATTATAAATCCCTTTAATTTAGTTATTTTAATTAACTATTACTCTGGAAAAGAAGCACCTGTTGGTTGTATTGTGAAATCTAATACAATAAACTCAGCAGTTCTTGTAGGTTGTAAGAATAATTGTCCGACTAATTGATTTCTATCAATTGTGTCAGGTGTGTTATTCGTTTCGTCCATTACTACTCTAAATGCACTCAATCCACTTTGTGATTGAACTTGTTCTAAGAATGGATTAACAATTCCCAAGAATTTTCTTCTTGTTGCTGCTGTGTTTTGTTCAAATACTAAGAATCTTGATGAACTTGCAACAAACTTCTTAACTTTGATAAGTAATCGTCTTACATTGATTCTATCAAGAGCACTTGATTTTTTCTGTAATGTTTTTTGTCCAAATACAGTCACCCCTTGTCCAGGGAATGTTGCGATTGGATTAACATTTGAATCATACAATGTATCTCTATCAGATTGAGTTAGTTTTCTTTCAGCTTGAAGTGCAGTTGTGATTCCACCACGATTTAAACCAGCTGGTGCAAACCATGGATGAGCAACTCTATCGTTGAATGCATATATTCCACCCATTACTGTTGAAGGTGGCACCCATCTTTGAGTTCCAGCAACTTGTGAATCAGGAACTTTAATCCATGGCCAATACATAGCTGCAAAGTTTGAATTTCTAGCTTCAGCTTGTGTTACAGCGTTCGCAACATTTTTACCATAAAGAACTGGGTCAAGTACTGTAAAACAATCAGCTCTATCTTCACAAACATCAATAGCTTTTGCAGTTACGGTTGAGTGAATAGAGTCAATGATACCAGGCATTAAGATTAAATTAATATCGAACTCATCTTGGTTTTTTAATATATTTAATGCTTGAACATAAGCATTTGTTCCATCAGCACCAGTCGATAATACATATCCTTGTGAACCAGCAGATGATATATTTTCATAGAAATTATAAGTAGCATTTGTAGCTGTACCAACTCGATTACCTAAAGCATCAAACCCACTCACTCCGTTTGCACCACCAGTAAATCCACCATGTGATGAACCACTACCAGCAGCTGGTAATGAACCAGAAGCACCACTTAATCTAATACTTCCATTTTCATCCAAATAATCATTTGTTAATGAAGTTACAGTTGATACTCTTACAAACCTTGATTTATTTGGATATGAACCAGTTAATTGTAAGAATGGATTTGAATTTTCATCAGTTCTTACAGTATAAACTTGATCTCCAATTGCTTTAGCAACATAATTGTTTGAATTTGGGTCAAGATTTACACCTGTAAATGTTTCTAATGTTTGTTTTCTTTTAATATTATCATTACCAGCTCTAATCAATAATGTAAATGTACCTTTTGAATTATTTACATTTGATATTTCGTATCTAATGTTATGTTTTGAACCACTAAGATTAATATTATTTGTAGTCACAGTAGTATCAGCGTTGTTCATTATTGCACCATCGGCTAATGTTTCTAATGTGAATGAACTATTACCACCATTTGCATCGTCACCACTACCAGTAGCAACAGTAGCAGTAGCTGGACTGAATGTTCCATCTAATATTCTTACTACAGTTAATGTGTCTGAATTTTTTAAATATTCTTCAGCTGCATGTGATGTTAAAAATTGGACTGATGAACCAGTTGAACCATTTTTAAATACATCTCCAAATTTCGCTTGGAAATCAGAAAATGATGTTACAACGGTTGGGATTCCTGCAGGACCTTTTAAGGTAGGTCCGATTAGAGCAGCTCCAATATCAGCGACAGCAGAAGGTAAAAATGTCTGATCTATTTCATTTGTAAATACACCAGGACTTATAATTTTTTCGGCCATTGAATTTCTCCTAAGTTAACTTTTTATTTTTTGAGGTAAACATACTATTTTGCGCATTAGTATTATTCATATATAAATATATGATTAAACTCTCAAACAATGATTTTTTTTTGTTTATTACGATTTATTTTCTGATGATTCAGATGGTGTGAATACACCTGTTTCTGGATTTAAAGAACCTTGTCCGTATTTTTCGGTAATTCCGTCAAGAAATTTCTTTTCTTCATCTTGAATTGATTTTAAACCTTCTTCTAAAGTTACTTCGTCATTATCTAATCTGATTTGAGCTAATTTTAATTGTCCGAATTGATTTTGAACATTTGCATAACTTTTTTGTATGTTTTGAACTTGTGTTAGTTCGTCTTTTGTAAATTTTACTTCTTTTGGCATTTATAACCTCCAATTATGAATTGTTTATTGTCTATATATAAGTATATATAAATTTTTAAAACGAGTGATTTATTTTCCCACTTGTTTGTCTGTAGCATCACCTTCCATACCAAAAGTAACTCTTGATGTGGTTGTGAATTTTTTCATATTTGATATTTTATTTGTAACTACAGAATTTAAATATTCAGGTAATAGATAAGCCTTTGTTGTCAAAGTAAATGTAGATTTTATAAATCTCTCACCATCTTGATTCATTTCCGAAGCATCTGATACACTATCTATTGTACATAAAAATTTCATATCTTCACCTTTTCCCCAATATGTATGTGATTGGTCTACAAAAGATTCCACTAATGGATTCATTTGTTCTATAAAATTTGTCCATAATACAAATTCATATGTTACATCGGTATAGTTTGGCATTCCAGTAACTACATTTTCATAAACAGGTTGAACTCCTTGTTGAACTGAAAATCTATCATATTGATTGTCTTTACTCCATCTTGAACTCCTAACTACATCTATGTGATTACCTTTAACATCATGTGGAAATGATTGTCCTGATAAATCATTTCTTGAAATTTCTGTTCTTCTTAACATTATCAATGGAAGTATTAATGAATTATTTTTATCCCTCAATACTCCTCTTTTTCTAACAGCTTTCCATCTTTCTTCGTTACCATAAAATACAGGTATCTTTAAAGTTTCATTTGCTTCTCTAACTCTTGGTTTCATCACATTTTTAACATGATTTAAAACTGCAGTATCAACATCTTTAAGTGTTATTGCATAATTATCCGATAAATTATTACCTGGTATAATAGTTGTTTCTCTATTACCACGAATAGTTGTTCCTTTAGTAGATACTTCATTAGCTCTATTAACTAATTCTTTATTCACCACACCTTTGTTTGTAATCTTATTTACTGCCATTTCGTTTCCTCAATGCTTTTAGTTTATTAAGTTTATTGTTTACCTTACCTTTTACTTCTTCTGATTTAATACTACTCATATCAGCTTTTCCACCTCTACCTAAAGGATTACAATCTGAACAAGTATTTCCACACGAACAAGCCATTTCTATTTATTCTTCTGTTTATAAATTTTTATAATTTTTCCACTCGGACCAGACCTTATACCTTGACCACCTGGACCTGGACCTATATCTCCCTTTTTTGGACCAATAATGGGTTGATGACCATATTCGAATATACCAATATCATCTCCAAAATTAGATGATATCGCATCACTTATAGGTGTATAACTACTACCAAATTTTATTTTACCTTTAGATGATATCGCATCACTTATAGGTGTATAACTACTACCAAATTTTATTTTACCTTGTGGAGCGAATACACTTTTCAAATCTTTTAATGCCAACTTATCTTCTCCTATTTCGTAAAGCCTTTAATTTATCTTTTTTAGTTTTAACTTTACCTACATATTCTTCTGATTTAATACTACTCATATCAGCTTTACCGATTGCAATCTCTTTCTTAATATCTACTTCAATGGCTTTTGTACCTGTTTGACTTGGTGAATCAAAGTTATCTAACTTATTCATCAACTTACCCATCATTTGTTCCATTTGTAAATTACCATTTGGTTCAGGTGTGTAAGTATGTTTTCTTTCACCATATACATCTTCATCCTCTTGTACATTACCACTCACTTCAACCTTTGGTTTAGGTGTGTCTTTATAATTAGGATTAGAAGTATCAAACTTCGTAATTTTCTTATGTGTTATTTGTTGAACTGCCATTAGTTATCCTCTATTATTGAAAGTTATCAGTTAACTCCTGTCTACCTATAAAATAAGTTTGTAATTTTGTTATTTCATCACTATTCAACTCTTTATTGTAATACGCCATTTCAAATAAGTCAAATGCATCTGCAACATAGCTATCATCACCAATCATATTTATTTTAACATCTACATCTTTATTAAAACCACTATCTGTTCCAACATTGGTTTTATTTATAAATGTAGTTATCAATCCACCATCAGCATATGAAGCCTTTTTAATCGTTAGTAAGAATTTAGTATTGTATACTACATCTGAACTTGCATTTACAGTAGCAGCATCATTATCGCTATCATCCTTTCCTCTAATGTTAATAACATTACCACCATCTGTATTATAATTACCTGTAAATCTAATTCGATTGTCATCTCCCTCACCAATCGCTTGCCCTAAATTAGTTATTTCTGTTTCACCATCAGCATCATCACCTGCATTATCTTGTTGTTGTAAAACATAAAAGGCAGTAAATCCATCTAACAACATCGTGTTTGTAAAACTCATTCTATCAGCTTTTGAATTACCACCTGATTGTGGTTCTCTATATCCAAATCTTATACCATTTGAACCTGTATCAATGTGTGGATTACCTATGTTTGTAGTTCCGTCTTTTAATCCAGATGTATCACCTGAATGTGATGTTTGCATTTCAACTAAGTGATTACCATTAGTACTTAAATCGGTAATTTGTGTTACTTCATCTTGAACTCCCCAAGATGGGTCAGTTACAGTGGATTTAACTGTGCTTTCGGCATTTCCATAAAATGATAATCCTGATATTTTTAATGGTAATAATCTATTATCTGGCGCATCTCCTCTACCAATACTATAATGTCTAGCTTCATTTAAATTAGCTTTCATAGATATTCTAGCTTTATCAACAGCCATCTGACTTTCATTAAATATTTTTTTAGCTATCGTTTCATCTAATTGAAACAAATAATTACTTTCTGGTATTTCCAACCATTTGTTCCAAGTTAATTTTTCACTACCTTGTTTTTTTCTTGAAATTTCTGATAATGTTCCAACTAATTTAAATGTGCTTAAATTATTTGTTTCTTTTAAAAATTTATCAAACTCATCTTTTCTATCAACTATTATATCTTGAAAACTTTGAGCTTTTTCTAATTTAGCTTCTAATATAGAATTTTCTTGTGATAAACTTGTAAGATGTGTTACTTCTTTTGATAATGAATATACTTGTCCATTTAAATTTGTAACTTCTTCCTTTTTTTCTCTTAATTCTTGTCTTACATTTTCATTAATTTTAATATTTTTTTGTAAGTTATCAATTAAATTATTAGCTTCTTTTAATTTATCTAAAGATTCTTTTAGTTTAGTTTTGTAATTGTCAATCTTATCATTTTTTGATACTAAAGCTTTTTCATATGTATCTAAATTATTTATATATTCTTGATATACTCTTTTTCTTTCCGTCTTAACTTCATTGACAACTTTTTTACTATTTTTAGTTTCGTGATTTAATTTATGATTTAACTTATTAAATTTTTCATTTAATTGTTTATTAAGTTTTTTAGCTTTTTCAATCACACTATCTTTATAAGAAAGTCTTTCTTTTTGTTCATTAATTTTTTCATATAAAGGATTAAACTCTGATTTAATTTTTTTAATATCATTTTCTTTTAATTGAAGTTTATTTATATAATCTTTTTCTTTTATTGAAAAAGTACCCTCTTCAAAATGTCTCGCTTTATTTAATTCCTGTAAAAGATTATTCTTTTCATTTTCCAAATTTACAACTTGATTAGATAAATTTTGTGTATTTTCCTCTAACCTTTCAATAATTTTTTCTTTGTTTTCTATCTGGTCTTCATATTGAGAAGTTATTGGTTTTCCACTAAATCTTTCTTTTAATATATCTAAACTCATTTATTTTATACCTCGTTTTTTAAATCTTTTTATTTGTGCTGGTGTTCTACCAGTTCTTTCTAAAATCTTATTCTTTTTCTGTCTGTCTTGTTTTCTTTGTTTTGCTGCTCTATTTGGCATTATCTTGGCCTCTCTTCTATTTGTAACGATGATAATCTTGAACGATTAGCAGTTGCTACAATATTATGTTTAAAATTTGGATGTCCAGCGAATAATTGTGGTTCTGTTGTTCCATTAATTTCCCAATAGTAATTATTCCAATCCACAATATCACCCATTTCTGGATAAAAATTCAATGAACCACTTGATAGATTTTCTCTTTGGAAGAACATACTGATATTACTATTTAAATCAGCACCAAAATCTTCTTGAACAATTTCAGGTTCTGCATATTCAATTAAACAATTAACTCTGAATCCTATATCATAGTATTTAGCAGTTGATTCACCATACATATTGTCTTCTGTTTTTTCAATATTCACTTTATAAATATCAACCGATTGTCCGACAATCTCATCAATTAATTCTTCATTCATTTGATTAATTAAATCAAATTCTTTTTGTGGTATAAAAAATGGTTTTGTTTGAGACATTTAATTATCCTATGTATATTTTAAGTGGAGCTTTATTCAATACTTCTTGTTGAGCATTTGCAACTTCTTGTTCTGTAATTGCTTGTTCCTTTTTACTAACAGCTTCAAAGAATAAACTTAATTCTTCTAATAGATTTGCTTTTT